GTTGGTTTTGTCCAGTAAGGTATGAGGGAAACCCAAAATCTGCAATAACTGATATGCCGTTAGATAAGCTAGAAAACATATTAAAGCAGCTAAGTGACGGCAAAGGTGATTTTGTCGATAATAATTTAAATTTAATATACACTGCTAATTATAATGAAGTAATTTTATATAAACATTTTGAAGAAATGTTTGATCTATACAGACGATATGGATTTAAAATTAATTTATTAACTAATGGAATATCTTTTTCTAAAAACAAAATAGACATAGTTAAAGATAATATAGATGTCATAGAGGGTATTTTGTTTAATATTCCTTCTGCTGATAAACAAAAATGGGCAAGATATGTTAATAAAAATGAAAAGTTATTTGATAGAGTATTAAATAATTTACAATATGCTTCAGATGTATTTTATGATCTAACCATTAAAGACAAAATGTTTCTGCTAGTTAATGGAGTTAATGAAGACTCTTTAACTAAAAATGGAGGATGGCTAGATATTCTTGAAAATGCACCGCAATTAAATTTAGATAATAAAAATGGTGATTTGCAATCAGAGGTAGACAATTTTAAAAAAATGTTTCCAAAATTAAATGTAGTATCAGCTAATCATTTGTACGATAGGGCTGGGCACTTGGCTAAATTTGGAATTCTAGATCAGGCTCCAGCTATAAATAAATATCTAAAGCCAAAAGGCACTAAAGTAGTTGGATGTAATGGCGGTATCAAGCACAGAAGCAGAACAAATGAATGGATACATATAAGTCCAAATGGGCATTTCTTTATTTGTTGCGCTGATTACGACTTTGAAACAGTATTTGGAGATATAGAAAAGAATAGCATTAAAGAGATTTGGGTTAGTCAGGATAGGCAGAATATGATACAAAAATCATATGAAAATATGTGCACTATGTGCTCTGCAGCAATTTGGGGTTAATATGTGCTGGATTTGTGGCTGTGCTGACCATGTGGGGCTGGGAAACGATAGAGAAGACGAGCCAAACGATAAGCCCGAAAATGATATAATAAGAAGATGAGCGGACTTCTAGACCCGCTTAAATTAAACCTATAGGAGTAATAAAATGTCAGAAGGACAAAATTTAGACGGCTTTAACAATACAAAGCCAGCAGGAACCACACCATGGCCTGCAGCATCACAGTCACCAGCTTCTGGTGGATCTTTCGGAGCAGGGTTATCTTGGCCATCAGCAGAAGATAAGTCTACACAAGACGGATCTGGTCTTGGACAAGGTGGTAAGTAATAATGTGTGTGCAATGTGGTTGCAATAATGTTGGCAGCCCAGTTGGTATAACACCAGTATCTCTTAGAGATATGACTAGCCAAGGCAATGCAGGATTGACACTTGGCATGACTGCATCACGTGAGCAGAGAGAAGAGTTCATTGAAGAAGATCCTGTTCATGAAATGCGAGAAGGAACAGAGGATCCAGACTAATGTGCGTTGAATGCGGATGTGAAAAAGCGGAAGAAACTCAAAGAGAATCTTCCAACAATGTAGTTACATCTTCTTCTATTAAAGGCAATTCAAATTAATGTCAGAAGCAAATACAGTAACAACTAATAGTGCTACAAAAAAGCACCCTCATCAGGGTAAGTTTAAGCCTGCAGTTAAGATAGATAGAAATAAGCATGGCATAAGAAGAGAAACTGTACTGCAGCCTAAAAGAGTAGGTAGAAAGAAAGTATAATGTCTTCTGGAATTTAAAAGACATGAATCCTTTAATAAAACAGTTATTAAAGATGGCAAAATAGTTAGGCTTAGAAAAAACGGAACAGTTAAAGCTATTCTGGATGAGTATAAGCCTAACCACAATAAGGTAAAATAATGTGCACAACATGCGGATGCATGGGTTATGATCATTTTGATCAAGACTCTTTTCATAAGGTTATATCAGAAGATATTATTGATAAGAAAATAACTGACGCTGGATATAAATTCGACAAATTGGAAAATAATATACGTTTAGTATATGATTTTATTACTGATGAAGAGCAAAAAGAAATAATGAATTTAGCAAGTGATCCAAAACTTTGGGGCGGATGGTACTTAAAGCATGTTGAAGATAGAGCAGAGGCTCGTTATGGTAACAGAAATCTAGAGGAAACAAAAACAGAAGTCACTGAAAATTGGGACGATAAAATAGCTCATATTTCTGAACATACACAGATGGGTTCTATGCTTATGGAAAGAATGAAGGGGTTTTATTATGATAATTGCCCTTACGACTTTAGATCTTTTGGAATTATTCAAAGAATGTGGGATGGAATACAGCTCAAGGCACACTATGATCAATATGTAGATATGAGAATGGCATGGGCCGCCGTACTTTATGTAAATGATGATTATAATGGCGGAGAAATATTTTTTACATTTAAAAACATAGAAATAAAGCCTCCTGCAAAAAGCTTATTAATATTCCCAACTTGGCAGGAATACCATCATGGAGTTAGACATGTAACAGATGGACCAATAAGATATGTTATGCCAGCTTTTATTTGGTCTGAAGTTGAAAGATATGATGTTGAATGGGAAGGTCATTAATAAAATATAATGGCATCTTATTATACAAAGGCTATATCTATTGGTAGGCCTAATAAAAAAAATGATGGTCCAATCAATACACCAGTTTCTTTAAATTCTACTTTTCATGCAAATGGAGAAATAGGTTATGCAAGATATGGAAATGATACCTGTAAAGATTTTGAAGAAGTTGTCGCATCTTTAGAAAATGGAAAAACCTTAGCCTTTTCATCAGGAATGTCTGCATTTCAAGCTATAATCAATTCAATGCCGCTTGGCTCTATAATTGTTGCTTCTGATCAAGGATACGCTGGAGTAAATGCAACTTTAAATAAGATGCATATGGAAGGCAAAATATTTTTTAAGCCAGTTGATATATCAAATACAGCAGAAGTTTTAAACAATCTAGATGGCGCCACCATGTTGTGGATAGAAACGCCAACAAACCCAATGCTAAAGGTTGCAAATTTAGAAAGTCTTATAGTAAAGGCCAAGCGCAACAATATAATTGTTGGAGTTGATAATACATTTGCTACCCCATTAAATCAAAAACCATTGGATATTGGCGCAGATATTTCTTTAAATTCTGCAACTAAGTACTTAGCTGGCCATAGTGACGTTTTATCTGGAACTATCTCTACTAATAATTTAGATTTGTATAATAAAATAGAATTTAATAGAAAAATAAGCGGTACTATACTTCAACCATTTGAAGCATTTTTAGCAATAAGAGGTATTAGAACTTTTCCATTAAGATTTGAAAGAGCACAAGAGTCAGCAAAATTTATATATGATAAGTTAAAAAATCATGAATATATTAAAAAGGTTTACTACCCAGGATTTGGCGCCATGATATCTTTTGAAATATTTGGAGATGCAGATCAAGCAGAAAAAATTTGTAATTCTTCTAGAATTATTGCAAATGCTACAAGTCTTGGTAGTGTTGAGAGCTTATGGGAAAGAAGAAGGAGATGGGAGCTAGAAAGTAAATTAGTTCCTGAAAATCTAATCAGACTCTCTGTTGGATGCGAATGCAAATTTGATTTATGGTCAGATATAAAGTATTCTCTTGATTCTGTTTTATTTGATAAATGAGAAAAATACAATCTTTGTTTTATGATAAGTTAAAAAATTTTTATAAAACAGATTATGTTGAAGAATACCAAGAGGCTATAGATTTAACAATCCATACTAAAGCCCCTGGGAAATGGCTTCTAGTGGACATGGAAACTGGCCAAAAATATGTAGGGTCCCCAATTCCGAACAAATATGGTAAATGGATAAGATTAGATAATCTAATTATTGAATAAATTAACTTGAAATGGTATAATTGTACTGAAATGAAAAACATACCTCCTTGCTTTTTTTGTGAAGATCCAGCCGAATATACGTCGGCAGGCGTATTTGTAATTGAAAAAGAAGAAGGCAAACTAGATCTTGTTTCAGTTTGCAAAAAACATTTTGATTTCTCTCTAGGAGTATCTTAACTTGAATACAGAAAAGACTATAATCGAGGGGGACCTCTGGTGCATTGAAAATTTTTTAACTAAACAAGAAATTGATTGGATGTTAAGTGTTGCATATGAACCAGGCGGCAACTATGTAACTATGAGATCTCCTTATTTTAATATTGCAAATAAATGGTTAAATGTAGCTCCAGAAAATATTAAATACGACGAAAATAATAATTTTATTTTTCCAGATAACCCAGATCAATGGAGACCTATGCCGTTGATGACAGATCAAAATGGTATATGGGAAAGGCTGGAAAAAGTTTTACCTAAGTACTATAGTAGATCTTCAGTTCTTCAGTCATTTTTATTCATAGAAGAAGATAAAATATTAAAATCTTTAAGTGAAAGTCCAGGCATGTTAGCCATGTATAATGAAGACAAAGATGGGTTTGCCATGCCTTGGCATTTTGAAGGAAGAACAGCCGAAGAAACATCAGGTAATGGGCAAATGGTTTCTTCATTTAGCATTTACTTAAATGATGACTTTGAAGGTGGAGAATTAGTTTTTAAGTATAAGCCATATAGAATTAAACCTAAGCCAGGAATGTTGGTTCATGTACCATTAGGTGAAGAATGGACACATAAAGTTACAAAGGTTATTGGTAAAGACAGGCATACATTTTACGGAAGTTGCTGGAAAGATTTAGAAACAAGACCATATTCTACAACTGAGGATTGCTAAATGCATGTCAATAAATTAAGTGATCACGTATATTACTATACAGATACTGTTACAGAAGAAGAATATGAATATATTATGTCTATTCTAAAAAAGGAAGACGGCTGGGAAAGAATTTACACTGGCGGGTTAGAGTATGATCCATCTATGTCTCCAGATGATGAAGTTAGTCATAGTATTATGAATGCTTATAGAAAAGCTTTTGTAACCGATGATATAAATTTAGATGATAGATTTTCCTATATAATAAATAAAGTATTTTATTCTGCTATGAATAACTATAAAAAAGAAAAAAATATAAATGGTGAAAGAAAAATAAACCCATATACTCACATAGATAAACATTTGGTTGGAACAAGCTATAAATCACACGTAGATACAGTAGCCCCTGGAGAAGATGGAAATGCTCCAGAAGGTTACACTGTTCTTCTATACATAAATGATGATTACGACGGTGGCGAGATATCATTTTCTTTTGACGTAGATTATAAATATTCTACCGATTTTGAAAATGTAGATAATTATGTATTTAAACAAGGTCCAATACCAACATATTCGCCAGACAGTGATAAGAATAAAGATAAAATTAGTTTTTGGGTAAAGCCTGATAAGATGAGTGTTTTAATATTCCCGCCAGTTATTCCACCTCACCCACATACAGCACATACTGTACGTGGTGATGTGCCAAAATATATAATTAAAAATTATTGGGAGCCAAACGGAAAGATAGAGCATTGGAATGACAGAGAGTATATTTAAACAACCTCAGATTATTAAAAGTATACTCAGCTTAGAAGATTATGGAATGCTTTTACGATCATTCAAAAATAATCATTTGTTAAAGAAAATAGATGTCGATAATTTTGGAAGAAAAATATTAAATGAAGATGCTAAAAGCATACTCACGGAGTATTCTTTTAAACTACTCCCCATAGTTCAAAGTTTTTATGATGATGAAAGAATAATGCCATCATATTCTTTATTTGCTGAATACTCTGATAAAAATATAAACTTATTTAAACATAAAGATAAGGCTGCATGTACCTATACATTAGATTTGTGTTTATATCAATCAGAGCCTTGGCCAATCTATATAGAAGATAAAGAATATACATTATATCCAAATGATGCAGTATTATTTATGGGCGAAGACCAAGAACATTGGAGACCAGAAATTAATAATAATGAAGATAAAAAAGGCTTTATATTTTTCCATTATGTTTTACCAGATCATTGGTGGTTCAAAAATCCAGAGTGGAGGCATAACTCTTGACAGCATCTTATTTAAATAGTAAAATATAATAATGAAAAAAATTACTTTATTGGCTCTTGCCGCATTTGCAGCAGCGTTTACTGCTTATAAGGCATTTGATGAATTAGCTAACTCATTAGAGTCGTGGGATCTAGATTGGGATGAAGATCTGGACAATCTTGATGTCTAAGTGGATGTACTATGATTTCTTTGACAGATTTTGGTATGGATTTTGTGCCTCATGTGGCATAGATTTAGGTGCACCAACAAGAGCAGACTTTATAGCAAATAGGCTATATCACACAAGGAATATATGTGGAGGCGGGTATTGAAAAACGATCTTAAAATAGATAAGACCAACATTCTTCCCTTACGTTGGTTTGCGAATATTTGTGGAGATATTGCAGGATGGGCTATATTGCGTATTTCATATCACGATGAATTAGAAAATTTTGGCTGGAAATATAAACTACATTCATTCGTATGGAAGATTACTTGGCCAGTATATTACAAGTTTGGCACATTTTATGAATTTAATTTTGATATGAGCGGGGATGGCTGGAATGATTATGATGAAAATGGTGTTCCGTATTGGGAGAAAACAGGTTGTGTAGACCCAGATTACTGTGAGCACAGAAGTACATGGGATTATGAAGATTCAAATGGTGATGCTTTTAGGGTAATTAAGCGTGTCTAAATGGGTATGTCCATGTAATGGATGCAAAAAAGCTGCTAAGCAAGAGCAGGATAGGATTATAGAGCTAATAGAGTCTATAGACATAAATACTCCATCTCAAATAAATGCATTAGGTTTTAAAATGCTTTTAATTGATATGATTAAGCCCAAAAAATAAATGAAAATATATTGGTTCGAAAGACATGATAACGATGTTAGCATGATGTCTAACAGGTCAAAAGAATTAGAAATTATTGGCTTTGATGGTATTATGTACCCATATTCATATTATGGAAAAGATTATTTTACCAAAATAGCAAGAACCATTGATATAGAATCAAGCTTTCATTATATAATTGCAATAAGGTGTTATACATTATCACCACAATACTTAACTATGCTTTGTAACTCTATGGATGATATATCAAAAAATAGGGTATCTGTAAATTTACTTTCTGGATGGATATATGACCATGAAAAAGAAGTTGGTGGCATATTTGGAGATGTAAATGACAACTCAAACAATGTAGATAGATCAAAATATATGATTGATTTTGCAAAAACCTTATCAAATATAAAACCAATATCTCCAAAATTTTATGTTTCTGCTACAAATAGTAATGTTATAAATCAGTGTATTGATAATAATTTTGATATCATAATCCCATATTCTAAAATAAATGATTCTAGGTTAGAAAATTTAAAATACATTGTCTCCGTTGCCCCTATTTTTGACAATACAATTGAAAAAAAATATTCTGATTCAGATTTTTTTACAAAAGAATCGTTTTTTGATTTTTTAGACCATCAAAACAACAAGGCGGAAGCCGTATTGATTTTTGAAAATACAAAAAATTCCCAATATGATACAATTAAAAGCCTTATTAAAGAATATAGGCTAACTAGAAAGGAAAATATATGAGCATATATGATCACGAATTTACACTACCTTCTGGAGAACAGGTAAGCTTAAGCAAGTATAAGGGAAAGAATATACTTATAGTTAATACAGCAAGTCTATGTGGACACACTCCACAATATGCTAAACTTCAAGAGTTGTACGATTCTAAGTCAGATAATTTAGAAATAATTGCGTTTCCCTGTAATCAATTTGGCAATCAAGAGCCAGGATCTGATGAAGAAATAAGAAAAGTTTGTGAAACATATAATGTAACCTTTACAGTAGCCCAAAAGATAGATGTAAATGGAGATAATGCTCATCCAATATATAAATACTTAAAAGAAAAATCAAATTTAAATAAAGATATAGAGTGGAATTTTGAAAAATTCTTGATAGACAAGAACGAAAACATTATACATTTTAGATCGCAGTACAGTCCTACTCTGCTTGCATCTAAAATAACTAATTAGGAGCTGTCATATATGTCAGTTGATATCGTAGATAACCTGTTTTCAGATTTAGAATTATCTGAAATAAAAAACGCTATAGGCTCTGTGAATATACCAGACATTCCACATAACCATAAAGGTGGGGTTGGACACGATAAAGTGCTGGCAAGGGAGCAGGTAGGCGATATACCTATTGGTAAAGAAATAAAAGATAGATTAACACAATTTATTAATGATAGATACGGCCCAGGATTAGTTTTACACCATGCAATGTATGCAGACTATTCTAACAAGCACGGAAACCCCAACCTGCCCCCGCATTTTGACAGAGACCAATGCTCTGTTGTTATAGACTACCAGCTAGAATCTAACACTTCCTGGGATCTTGGGGTTGGATTAAATACTTATTCAATAAAAGATAATTCAGCTTTAATATTCAATGCAAACACTAACATTCACTGGCGCCCACACAAGGATTTTGAAGACGGAGAGTATGTCAAAATGATACTATTTAGATTTTTTAATCCTATAGATAGGGTTGATTATTCTCATCTTCCTCAATTTGATAATCATTCAGTTTTTAAAGAAGTAAATAGGTACAGAGACAGTTTGTATTCAAATCACAAAAGTGAAGCGGAAAAGTAGAAGTGAATTTTCAATCTGAATCAAAACGCTCAGGAGATGAATTTGAGGACCTTGTCCTAAATGATCTAAGAGAGCGTGGATTTTTACATATTAAAAAAAATGTATACATGCCAGGAACTGGATGTGAGGTTGATTTTGTTGCTTCTAGCCAGAATGGCTTTATAGAGCATGTAGAGGCCAAAGGCGGGCGGGATGAGGATAAAAAGCGTCCTGGAGCCCAAAGAACAGATAATGTAAAGAAGGCTATAGCTAACGGATCATTGATAAAAGCTAAGCACCCTAGCACATATTATGTAGTTTATTTTTCAGCTAAGCCTATAACAAAAAGTTATTCGGCGGAAATGATAGATACTGCATTATGCTATAAGATAATAGATGAAGTTAGATATATTACAGATAGAACACAAAATACTGATGAATTAGTATTATTTAAAATGGACGAAAGTGAAGCGCAAAAGTAGAACATGAAATATGCAATTTTTCTCATGCTGGCGATATTCGCCATTTTGAATTATATGGCATGGTTACAGGGTAGAACATGAATTCGCAATCATTTGAGAAAATTAAAGTACGCCGATGTCGGCGTGATTGTGGTAGATGGACATGAGCGGATATCCACTCCCAAAAGATCCATTTCAGGCTGCATACTTGCAGCATTTGAGAGAGAGAAATGTTAAAATAGCTTCTGTCTGCAATTACTGCAAGAAAGCATCCGTTGGGATAAATTCGGACGGGTATAAAATAATATTTGTATGTGAGGAACACCATGATATATCATAAGCATTTACTCGTTAACGCTAAAGTAAAGAACCCAATGAATACTGAAGAACAAGGTATTGAATTTCTTAAATTTCTAGTCAACCAGATTGATATGAAGATTATTAAGGGGCCATTTGCGTCATATGTAGACGCTGAAGGTAATAAAGGTCTAACAGCAGTAGTTATGATCGAAACTAGCCATATTGCATTTCATATCTGGGATGAGATAGACCCAGGGCTAATTCAATTTGATCTCTATACATGCGGAACACTTGACCTACATAAGGCACTAGGAATATTCAAGCAATACTTTGATGTTAAAGAGCTAGATTATGTTTTATTTGATCGTGAAAATGGATTTGTTGTAGAACAAGCGGGGCGGGAAGCCGATGGAGTATTCTATGCTAAATACCCTAATGGACTAGAACCAGGTTTAATGGATCCTAATATAGGAGGATTCAGAGGAAATTCAGATGACTAAATATATGTTTAAATGTAAGCAATGTAAGACATTATTATCAATAGAGACTGAATTACCAGAAGATCAAATACATAAAGTTCCACCATGCCCATGTGGCAAAACTAGAATGACATCATTAAATTCGCCAGAATACGCATATAATCTCTGGGATTAATCTTACATCCCCCTCCAATTTATCTCCTTTCTAATAGCCTTTTAAAGGCTTTTAAAGTGGAGAATTGTGGAGCAAAGTGGAGAATTATGCTATTAATTATCTAGCAATTACTATTATTTATATAACAAAAAGATATATGGATAATTGAGCATATCATTTCATAAGCCGTAATGTCAAATGTGGCATATTGATCAATATTTGTCAATAGATTTTGAATAAAATTTCCACGATTTTTGAAAATTGTTCGTAAATGATCAAATTGGCCCACATGATTTTGATCAATTTTGTCATATTTATATAACTTTTTGTTATATTCTTGACAGATTTTGATCGATATGATATGAAATTTCCACGATTTTTATTAATTCGTCGTAAAACAAAAAATTGGCCCATAATTTTGCACAACAAAAAAGCACATACAGTTAATTAACTATATGTGCCTAATTGGGCTAGATTTATTTAATTAGAAGCTATCTAAATCCATAGCATATTTTGAATCTGTTATTCTAGATTCATTGAAGGAATTTGTGTCTACTCTTTCCTCCCCGTATTTTGCTATAAGGATATCATTTAGAGCATCCGCCATCATTAATCCTTCGGATGTTTGACCTTTATCCCATTCTGTTGTTAATCTAAGGGAATTGTATTTGATAATCCATTTAACTAATTCCATTAGCCTGTCTTGGGTATATATTGGATAATATGTAGTTAGGATATTTGCTAGAACTGCTGGTGAAAAGGTGACATCATTTAGTCCGTCCGCCAACTTTTCTGCTACTTTAGTTTCATTTGATTTTGCCATTGTATCCGCCTTTCTTTGTTAGCATTATATCAAAAAGGTGAATCCCCCGCAACCTTCCCAGTTTTCCCACCAGAGGCTGCAGGGGACCACATCTATATTACTTGACGTTCTTCTTGTCTGAGAAGACAACGCCCTTCTTAGAAGCCTCTGCAATTGCATTCTTTGCTGCAGCTGAGAAGCGGCCACGCTTGCCCACGGTAATTCCCTGAGCCTTTAGATATTCACGTGTAGTTGTTGGTGTAGTCATTTTATTGATCCTTTCATGATCAGTTATTTATGTATATTTTAGCAGATTTCCACGAATTTGTAAATACCTGCGTAAGACATATTTTGGGCCCGTTGCCCAGAGCTTATGTCCGAAATGTCCGTTTCGTCCATGAAGCTCATAGATCTATTCTATTTCTTCTACTGCGTATGGTTCGATTATATAATCAGTTGGGACCTGTTCCCACTGATGTGTATCCATGCCTGCTGCCGCCGCCCAGGCAATGTCAGGGGACTCAGCATTGATTGTTACATAGTACTTGGACAACTTGTCTCCAAATACCTTGTAGTCTTTTCTAGTCATCTAACCACCCGTCTTCGTCTAGAGCAACGAGGAAGTCGTTGTCTCTCATCCAGTCTCTAATTGTCTCCTCCAACATTTCGCCACCTTGGTCCATGTTGAGGTCCAACTTGTCGATGTCTTCGTAGAACTTATTAAAGATTTGTTGTAAGTTAACTGTAGTAGGAACGACCTCATCAATGATGTCACCTTCAGCCATACCGTCTTCATGATTGTTATCAAAGATATCTTTTAAGATGTCAAAGGTCCATACCCAGCCAAGGGACGGGAATACAGGAAGTTTGGTAATCCTGTCATTAATATCAACCATATCGTTATATAGTTTATTTAGATCTAATTCAGCCACGTGCTTTTGTCCTTTCGTCGATTGCAAATGCTAATGCATATGTTAATGCATATACGTGTGAGAGACCGTCCACTTGGCCCTCCCAATACTTTCTTTCCATAGATTCCATGGCGTCGCCATAGTCGTTCTCTTCTTCTATCTCCTGTGCACGAGCCAGTTCTGCTTCAGCCTCATAGATAAGGTTTTTGAGTTCCCCGTGCAAGATATCTGTTCCAGGGATGTTCATGTCAACCTGCTTCTGCAGGCGTGGTTCCAGTTCCATTGAGTACATCATCCTAGTATATCCTCCGCCACTGACAAAATGTGGCGGGCAGAAAGCAATTGCCCACTCCAATGATTATATTCAAAATCTAGTTCTTTACATTCCTTAGATTCAGGGTCAAGCATTTCCATTTGTTCAGCAATTCCCTCTAAGTCTTGTTCCAAACTAATTATATGGAGCTTTATATATTCTTTCAGTTGACCAGTTCTACGAATGTATTCTGATTCCATTATTGAACATGCCCCTCTTCCATTAATCCAATTAAAAAGTCGGCGGCTAACCAAACTTCTTCTTTATTCCTAGAATCAGGTAAAGATTCATGTACATTCAATAAACCTTCAACCATTTCTTCTACATCTTTTAATTTATAACCCAACATAATGTTCATCATCCTCCTTTAAATTATAGAATTGATTAAATGCTTGTTTAATCTCTTTAGAATCACACATTACTGCAAATTGATAATCTGCATAAAATGAACCTTCATC